GTTAAGTCTTCAGGTCTTGTTGGTTCTAACTACAAATTTGCTGGTCCAGGTAAAATGATCTTGGCTGCAACTGGTTTGACTGATGAATTGGATACTTTCCGTTTCTTCTATGACGAAGCTGCTGACGTAATGAAGTTCAGAGCTGCATGGAGATTAGGTGTAGGTGTAGGTGAAGTTAATGTCTTCGCTACTAACGATATGGCGTAAGTCAAATAAATTCAAGACTAGGAGCTTCGGCTCCTAGTTTTTAACAAACTAAAAAAATCAATATAAAATATGAGTTGTTCAGCATTAACAGCAGGCTTTTTGGATTTATGTAACGATTCTACAGGTGGAATCGAGAAGATATTCATCGCAAATGGTCCTGTAGAATCAATCACAGAAACAGCAGGTAATATTACTGCTATCACTGTAGGTGGTTCAGCGCTAACACCAACTGATTTTTTCGAATTCGCTACACCAAGACAAACTAGTTCTATCACAGAAACTACTACAGTTTCTCAAGAGAACGGAACTCTTTTCTTTGATCAACAATTAACTTGTGTCTTTAACAAGATGGAAGCTAGTAAAAGAGATCAATTATTACTACTTGCTCAAGCAACCACTATGGTTGTTGTTGCTAAAGATGGTAATGGAGTTTACTGGTCAATAGGAGTTGAAAAAGGTGCCTTTATGGTGTCTGGATCTGCTACTAGTGGTACCGCATATGGTGATAGAAACGGATACGAAATCGTAATCGGTGGTTTAGAAGCTAACCCAATGTTTACAGTTACTTCTACTATTGTAGAAGCATAAACATAAAACACACCCATTAAAAGAGGTAGTCAGAAATGGCTACCTTTTTTTATATCAATTTTTGTGGTGATTTATAAACTAGACCTGAATCTTTTGTTTTGGTCATAGGATAAGTAGTTTCTTTTAAATAAAGATCATACACTAATTTACCATAATCAAATGTGGTTCCATCTACAGTTATCTTAGGTTGGTAACATGCATATAAGATAGTCTTAGTTCCATCTATCTCAGGATCATACAGATCATACGAGAGACTGTATTTTACATCTACTAACTGTTTCTCTTCAAATCCAATTCGAACGCACCCCTCTAATAACTGGTTAATTTTAGGAGGTAACATACTACCTTGTATTGTTAGATCAATATCATGTGTGTCTACATCTAATAATATAGAACCATGAACATAAAGACTAAAACCAGTCCAATCCAATTCTTCTTTTATTCTATCTAGTGTTCTTTGTACAGATGCTAAACCATTTAAGGTTTCCCATTTGTCATTTCTAAATTTACCGTATTCTATGTCTTGATATTTGTACTCCATGTCAATTTACTATGTTTTTATATTTATATGTATACGACTTAATTATACAGCATTTTAGATGACAATAGTAGTAACAGAAGCTGATTTAGAAGTTCATTTGTTTTTAAACCAATCTAATTTAGATGGAGATTTATTATACGAGTGGACCATCACATCTCAGTATTCACATCAACCAGAATTGATCCCATCAGCACTTATTAGTAGTAATGATAGATGGTCAATGGTTCAAGTCTTGTTTCCAACAGGTTTTGGAGACAACCACAAAAATGGAATATATAATTGGAGTTACAAAGTAACTGGAGGTTCTGTCATTGAAGAAGGACTTGTTAAAATCATTTGTGAACCTGGAGGAGAAACTGGTATAGTAGATTACACTTCTACACCAGCTATTGAAGACAGAGAAGCAGATGTATATTATAGACCAAATTATTAAATATAAATATGAGATCAACACCAGAAGGAATTTACGCTATCAATGGTTCAGAATTCAAAGCTATTGAATTGCCAGATGTAAAAGAAGTACGTGGTAAGGAATACATGTACTACGGTGGTTTAAACCTATTCCCACAATCATTAATAGAATTATATGATACTAGCGCAATGCATCACACTTGTATTGATGCTATTACAGCAGGCATCGTTGGTGATGGTATTGAAATCATCGGTGACGAATACATTAACCAAAAGGGTGAAACAATTGATGAAATATTTGAAAAGATATCTTTAGATTACACACTATATCAAGGTTATGCCATCAATGTTATTTGGAATAAAGAAAGAACTAAAATAGCAGAAATGTATCACTTACCATTTGGTAATGTTAGATCTGGTAAACCAAATGAAGAAGATGAGGTTGAAGAGTACATGTATTCTTCTGATTGGGCAAACTTAAGAAAGTATCCATTTCAAACTTATAAAGCATTTGATGCAACAGATAATAAAGGAGATAATGCATCTCAAATCTATTACTGTTATAACTACACACCTGGTAATGAAGTTTATCCATTACCATCATATGTAGCAGCAATGAATGATATTTCATTAGATGCACAAGTCAGTCGCTTTCATGCAAATAACATTGCAAATGGTTTAGCACCATCTATGTTTGTACAGTTTAGAAATGGTGTACCATCACCTGAGGAAAGACGCGATGTCTACAAAGAAATTGAAAGAACATTTACTGGTACAGAAAATGCTGGTAGATTCTTTTTAGCATTCTCAGAACCAGGAAAAGAATTACAAGTTACTCCTATTGATAGTGCAAATGATGACTACTATATTTTATTAGAAGAGCGTATCTCGTCACGTATTTTAACTGCACATAGAATTACATCTCCATTACTTTTAGGTATCAAGGACAGCGCTGGATTCAGTTCTAACGCAGAAGAAATCAAAGTTGCATACGCACACTTCGAAGGTACAGTAGTAGAACCTAAAAGAAAGAAAATAGTTAGTGGTTTTGGTTACATGTTAAGATTAGCTGGTTATAATGTAGGTATAAAAATTAGACCTAATAAACTAGTCAATGAAGAAGAAGTAGTTGATACTGCACCTCAAACAAATATTGAATCACTATAATGGAAACAGTTTTATTAGTTAGCGAACAAAGAATGAAGCAATGGACTTCGTTAGACAACAATATTCGTATTGATGTTTTAACACCATCTATTCTTCAAGCACAAGACATTTATATACAAGATACTTTAGGTACTCCTTTTTATAGAAGACTTAAACAAGGTGTTGTAGCAAATGATTTAGATGTAAATGAATCAGCATTCTTAAAAGATTATGTTGGTCCTACTTTAATTCAATATGCGTTATACTTGTTACTACCTAATTTGAAATACAAAATGGTAGAAAAGGGTATCTTAAATGGTACGTCTGAAGAGACTCAACCAACTACCTTAGATGAAATGAAGTATCTAAGAGATAGTGCGTTAGACACAGCGGAGTTCTATAACAAGAGAATGTTAGAGTACTTACAAGATAATCCTGGCATGTTTGCGTTATATACTAATCCAACACCGCAGGATGGAATGACACCTAACAAGCAAAACCCTTATTTTAGTGGATTACAAACAAATATACCTTTACGAAGAAATGACTTATGGATCTATGCCGATTGTGGAACAGACTGTGACCCCGACTGTAGCAGCTGCAACTAAATCGACAGCTACTAACATTAAGAAATTAAAAGTGTACCTAAGCAAATCAAAAAGGCGCTAAATTAAAATCATAAATATGCAATCAGTACAACAAACATACGTATTCAACCAAACCAACGGAGCAGTAACTGAACCTGTTAATGGTAATTGGTTACAAGCTTATTGTGAATTTTTAGGTGTTACACAACCAGTAAATTCATCATGGTTACAAGCACTCTGTATTCACTTTGGAATAACTGAACCTCTTTATGGTTCTTGGACTATTGCATTAGCAAACTATTATGGTATCACACAACCAGTCAATGCAACTTGGTGGTACGCATTAGCTACAGAAGCAGTAGCTCCAGTAACAGACCTAATTTGGAATGAAGTAACTACATTCTGGAATGACACTGATGTTAATTGGGCAACAGATACTATCGCTCCTGACGCACCAGTTTGGTCAGGTCAAACTTTCCCTGAAGGAGTGTACACACCAACGATTACAGGAACCGCTGAACCATTTAGTACGATTACATTAATAGCAGACGCACAGATCTATACAGGTCAAACAGATGGATTAGGTGATTGGTCAGTTCAAATTACAAACCCATTAGCTGGTGATTTGCCACCAGGAATTGGTTATTTAGTTAGTGTAACTGCAACTGATGGTGCTGGTAATGTGAGTCCTGCAACTGATGATACTATTTATATTGTAGCAGCACAAAATGTTACTTTAACACTCGATATGTTTGATAGTTATGGAGATGGTTGGAATAATGGTTGGTTCCAATTGGAATACGAAACTAGTCCAGGTGTTTGGAATCCTATTGAATACAATGAAAACCCATTCAGATTTACAACACTTCAACAGTTATTAGACTATGAAAACAGTGGATCTACTGTAGGTCAACAATTCTATAAAACTGATCAATTTACCGTTGACAATCCAAATTACGTTTCTGGCATATACGGTATG